GTGTTCGGGAAAGAAATTGGAGAGACTTGTTTGGAAAGTATTTCCAAGTATAAAGAGATACGTTTCGAGAAAAGAGTGTTTGTTCTTTCACACTGTCCATTGCGTTGCTGGGAGCATGCTCAGAATGGTTCGATTCATTTATTTGGGCACGAACATGGCAGGATACAAACGTATAATCTTTCCATGGACGTCGGAGTTGACACTAACAATTTCTTTCCATACAGCTTACCAGAAATACTTTTGAAGATGGATAAGCGAAAACAAGAAATGAAGAAAAACGGAAGAGTCTTCATAAAAGACAGTTTTGAACAGTTTTATCAAGACGACGTAAGATGGTTTGAACATGCGATAAACGCATTCAGAGAAAATATAAAATCAGTAAAAGGATGTATGTAATGGACACAATCGTGAAAATTGAAATGTGTGTGCCACTGGCTGAAGGTGAAACGAATGAAAAATATCGTCCATTCAAAGCCCATCAGGGTGATGCGGCATTTGACCTCGTGGCAGCAGATTCTGGAGAACTCGCGCCGGGCGAACGGAAGCTGTTTTCTGCAGGGTTTAAGATGGAACTGGAAGAAGGATGGGAAGCGCAGATTCGCCCTCGTTCCGGCAATGCCCTGAAGAAAGGGCTTACTGTCCTGAATACTCCGGGGACGGTGGACTCCCTCTATCGGGGTATAGTCGGAGTCATTCTTTACAATGCTGGAAACGAAACACTCAACGTTAAAAAGGGCGATAAGATTGCTCAGATGGTGATTCAAAAAATTCCGGCGGTTGAGCTACAGTTTGTTGATTCTGTAAACAAAGAAACAGAGCGTGGAGTGGACGGCTTTGGTTCAACTGGAGTTGTCGGAAAGTAAATTCTGTTACATTCCGTTTATTTTGGAAATCCGGGACTAAAATCCCGGATTTTTTGTTTTCACATCATATACCAGCGTAATCAATGAAGATTGCAAGAATGGAGTAACAGGGTATGTATAACAAGCTGGAAATAAATTATGAGGCAGATGATCCATTTTTCATCTTGAGAGTCCCAATTGAACGAAGAAAAGAAGTTCAGAAAATCGGTGGACTTTGGGATCCTTCCAAAAAAGGTTGGAAGTTCGCCGTTGATTTGAAAATCTGGGAAGAAATCAAGAAACAGTTCGGCGGTTCTGGAGGAACGGTTCCGAAACGTTTTATTACTCGGATGGAGAATCTTGAGAAAGAGCAAAAGAAGTTCCTTGAATTCAAAACGATTGCTGAAGAAGATAATCCTGTCGATTATGAAGTTGAGGGAATTTCCCTTAACGGCAAGAACCCTCTTTTCAATTATCAGAAATGGGGAATAAAATGCGGTTTGCTGGTCGGAGATGGGTTCCTTATCGGAGACAGTCCTGGACTCGGGAAATCAATACAATCCCTTGGAATTGCACTTCAAAGAAAGAAAAACGGAGATATTTCTTCTTGCCTTATTATCTGTCTTGCCGCTTTGAAGTATAATTGGCTCGCAGAAATTGAAAAATTCACAAAAGAACGAGCATTAGTCATTGATGGGACTCCGGAAGAGCGCAAAAAGAAATGGTGTGCTGAGGGATATTTCTTTAAGATTGTGAATTATGAGATTGTCGTCAAAGACCTTTTCGTTGAGAAGTTGGAGAATATTCCAAGGAATTTCCGTCCGGATTACGAACGGAAATGCACTCAACGTCTTTCCGAAGAAGAAATCGAATACCGGAAATATCTCCAAAAACAGTTTGATATGATTATTGTCGACGAAATTCACGCTATCAAGACCCACAAGTCGCAGAGATCAAGAGCGTTGAAGCAATTACAAGCCAAATATCGGCTTGGGCTTTCCGGCACGCCGATTGATGGTCGTCTGGAAGAACTTCATTCCATCTTCGGATTTTTGAAGCCGGGACTTTTTGAAAGTAAATCCCGGTTCATGGAACGTCACGCTATTTTCGACAATTTCGGAAATCCCAAAGCATATATTCACGTTCAGGAAGTTCGGGATAAGATCGTTCCTTACTATATTCGTCGGCAGAAAGAGAAAGTACTGAAAGATTTGCCAGAGAAACTTCACAAGGATATTTACGTGGAACTTGGAAAGGCAGAATACAAGGTTTACAAGGATATTATTAAAGGAGCTCACGAAATCACTGAGGAAGATCAAGCAGCAATTCGAGTCCTTCGAACACGCCAATTCCTTGACTTTCCGGAGTTGTTGAATCTCCATAACAAATCGGACAAGTTCCTTGCGCTTTCTGACCTGCTTACGGAACTCGTAGACGAGAACAAAGAAAAAGTCATTATCTTCACTCAATACAAACAAGTTCTTGACCTGTTGTATTTCAATTTGAAGAGCCGTTACAATATTCTCCAAATTCACGGAGATGTTGGAGCAAAAGAAAGAATCGAAATCGTCGATAAGTTCAACAATGAAGTAAAATGGCAAATCTTGATTGGAACGGATGCGATGTCGACGGGATTGAATATTGGTGGAGCGAATTCCGTTGTCAATTTCGAGGATAATTTTTCTCCTGCTATCATGCAGCAGAGGTCAGATAGAGCACATCGAGCGACCACAAAACACAACGTAACTGTGTATCGCTTCATATGTAAGAACACAATAGAAGAAAATGTTCGGAAAGTTTTAGGAGACAAAATAGACTTGAATAATTCTGTGTTGGACGAGAACTGTACAGAGTTCGGGGTAAATAATCTCACAAACCTTGATTTGCTGAAGTATTTGTAACATGATTTATAGAAAAAAGCGTATTCCTACTGTAAGTCTTGAGCGGCATATTTTGCACTACCTTGTTTCCAACAAGGTACTTTTGCAAGGTAATTTCAACAGTTGTAGAGAAGACTGGTTTACCTGCGAGTCACGGTATACCATCTTTCTTATGATTGGCAACAATTACGAGAAGAATAGGAATACGCTTTCTGATACACAGTTCGAATTTGAACTCAACAGTCTTTACCCGGATACTAGCAATGAAAAGCGGAAAGACGTTGAAGCAGAATATAAAATCATCAAAACAATCAAACCAGACGATGAAGCTGCAGTAGTAATTTCTCGATTGAATGAAGCCTTGTTGGTCGCAGATACTGAAGATCTTTTGATGTCTGCGTATTCAGACATTGAAAGTGGCGATGTTGAAAGTGCTATTTCAAAACTCAAGCAAGGGACGCTTTGTCTTCACAAAATGGAAGACAAGAATAGAGTCGTTTCCCTTTGGGATGAAACACAAGACTGGGTTGCGGAAGTAATCAATCGTCGAGATCACCCGGAAAAGTATGCCGGTATTCCTATTGGGATTCCAAAATTTGACGAATGTACTGGAGGACTTTTTCCTGCGGAACTTACCCTGATTTTCGGACTTTCCGGAAAGGGTAAGTCCACAATAATGAAGCAAATCGGAGTTAACGTCCGAAAGCAAGGATACAATGTTTTGCATTGTGGGAATGAAGAAGACGAGTTTCAGATGAGGACGAAGTATACCGCTGTGGAAACTGGGATCAAGTATTCTCATTGGAAACGTGGAAGATTTACGGAAGTGGAAATGCGTCAGTATGAGGAATATGTCAAAGAGCAGCAAGAAAACAACTCCGGAAAACTTTTCGTCTACAGCTTCCCTCAACAAACCGATGCCACAATGATTTCCCGTCAACTTATGGAGTTGAAGTCTCAGGGAATAAAGATTGACTTAGTGATAGTTGACTATCTTGACTTGATGTCTTCTATCAAGAAAGCATACAACGAAAACGATGAAGGTGGTCGTGTTACCGGGGATTTGAAGCAGTTAGCGATTGATTTCCACGTTCCGGTACTCGTTTGTACTCAGGCGGGTTCTCAAGCAGAAAAGCAAGAACTGAGGGAAGAAGCATTTCTCCAAGCATCCGACGTATTTGGAACAAAGAGAAAAGTTCACTCGGCGAATACTCTTATGGGTATTACAAATCATACCGCTACGGTAGGGGCTGGAAGCAGAGATGAGTCGGAATTAAAATTGCACCGTCTTACCATCAGTGTCCCCAAAAACCGTGATGGTCCGATATTCAAGTTTCGACTTGCTATCGAGGTCGAAACAGGTCGTGTCGGAATTGATGACAACAACGATGAAATCGGCAAGGCGATGGACGAACATGCTCAACAGGTTTTGAATGAGTGCGAACGAATGGAGTTTGATGCAAATTCAAAGGCAGGGCAAAGGCAAATCGCCAGCAGTCTTGAGAAGAAGACAGAAGACATTCTCTCAAAGTTGAGTGATGAGGAAATGTCCCCTGATGATCTTTACGAACAAGATGATGATTACGAAGATCCGTTTCTCCCGAAAGAAGAACTTAAAGAGGAAGGATCGGTTCCGGTAGTGCCGGAAGAAACAATAAAACCAGAAAAAGAGATAGAACTTGGTGATATCTTAAAAAGTTTGAAGAAAAAGAAAAATGAGTTTGCAGGAAAAATATCGAAAATATAAAGCAAGGCAACAACGAAAATTTGCTAACGCTTCTTCTGAGCGGTTGCTTCAAATATTGATGCAGAACATTGATTTTGAAAGCACTCTGCTTAGGCTCGGTATTTCTGCGAAGCCTTGTGACAACAAGGGGGAATATTGCGGTTACTGCCCAGATCATGAGATCTACAAAGGATTACCTCCAAGCGATCCAAAGTGGTATATAAACAGTAATACAGGACTTTCTTACTGCATGACAGAATCGAGAGGTTCTAATCTCCTTGAAATCGCAAAAAATCTTCTTGGGTTAAAAACGATCGAAGAAGCATTCGAAAAACTTTTGGCTGGAAAGCCTGTTGAAATAAAATTTCAACCACGTTCCATTGAAGTAGAAGAAAAAGAAGTCCCAGATCAGGAGAAATTGAAGAAATCGCTTGAAGATATTGACCCGATTTTTGAAGAGGGAAAACTTTCCGAAGAGTGTGTTGCTTACTTCGAAAGAGATGGGATTACGATTGATACTTTAAATCGGCTCGGGGTAGTTTCCTGCGATCGTGGAAAATATAACAATCGTGCTATCGTTCCGTTTCTCGATTCTTCAATGGAATTAGTCGGTTATATCGGGATCGACCTTCTTGGAAAAGAGAAGTGGGCAAAACGACGTGCAGAGTATCATTTGGGACTCGATTCAACTTATTCTTACGAAGAGCTGTTTCCAATGTTTCTGAAGAAGTATAAAAAGACGCTTTATGCTCCAGGCTTCTTGAGCCGTCAACATCTTTACGGCTTCTACGAAAATCAGTCTTTCTTGAAAGAAAAACCGGATTATCTGGTTCTTGTTGAAGGAGAGCGTGATGCTATGAAGTTGATACAGGAAGGAATTCCCTGTGTTAGTGTTCATGGAACTTACGTTAAAGACGAGCAAAGATTACTGTTGAAGTCTTCTGGGATCCTCCCGAACTTGAAAGAATTGTTTCTTGGATTCGACATGGACGAAGCAGGAAATGAAGCAGTTCGGAAAGCGTTTGAAATCTTTAGTTTTGAAATAGATTCTGACAAGATTTTTGCGTTGAATTTTCCAGGGAACAAAGACCCGAAGAAGTTCTGCCGTGAAGAACTTCTTGAAATAATTAATGAAAGCAGAACAAAAAAGATAAGGACAAGATAAATGCCAAAAAAGACAAATATTGTAAGCGGTGCTTGTTTCGGATATTTTGATAGAACTTTTGAAGAATGTCGGAAATGCAAGACGATGAGCAGTTGTTACTGCGCCACGAATTCTGAACAAGTGGAAGTTGTCAGAGTAATTCCCAAACTCACAAATGCTTCTGTAGATAAACTTGTCGATAAGTGGAAACCGGAAAAGCCTATAACCATCGAAGAGATTGACGAAAGAGAAGAACGTGAGAACAAGTGATTTTCCATATTGCTTCTTTCCTTTTGAAGAATGGAATCCTATGCAGGAACGTTGTGTTCCGTTCTTTTGCGAAGATAAGAATTTGGTAGTTTCAGCGACCGTAGCGGCAGGGAAGACTGCGATTGCTGAGGCTATCATTTCTTACGAACTTTCGCGTTTTGATGACTCCAAGGCTATTTACGTCAGTCCACTGAAAGCTCTCTCTTTGGAAAAGTATGAAGAGTGGTCGAAACACGAAACCATTAGTGAATATAAGATTGCTTTGATGGATAGCGATCATCACCTGGAGCAAGCAGATTTCGAATCTACCAGATTGATTATCGCGACAGTTGAATCGATGAATATTTGTTGTAGACGCAGGGATAAATGGCTCAAGAACGTTAGAGTTCTTGTTTTTGATGAAGCGCATTTGTTTGACCACGAAAAAAGGGGGGCTTGTTCTGAAGCGTTAATGATGGATCTTTCTCAAATTAATTCTGAGTGCCGTTTGATCTGTTTGTCGGGCACACTCTCTAATGCTTCACAAATGGCAGGATGGTTGAATACTTTGAACGGTAAATCGACAAACTTTATTGTATCAAGTTGGAGACCGACAAAGCTCTACAAGAAGATAGAAGTTTTGAACGAATTGAAGGAACAAATGAATTTTGTGAAAAACAAAATCAAAGAAAATCCTTACGAAAAATTCTTGATTTTCGTTCATTCAAAGAGAATTGGAGAAATTCTTGTAGACCATCTTCGAAAGAACGGAATCCGCTGTGGATTCTTTTCTTCAAATCTCAATAAAAATCAAAAAGACGAATTGCTTTCAAGATTCCGAGAAAAATACGGAACGTTACAAATTCTGGTAGCGACTAGTTCTTTGAGTATGGGAGTGTCATTATGATAGACAAGGTTCTCATACTCGGAATACGCAGGGCAAATCAACTCATTCCAGATCACGAGATCGGTCAGATGGTTGGACGCTGCGGTCGCAGTTACACAGAGTCCGGGGAAGCTACTCTGATTGTTTCGGAAAAAGATTTTGAGACTGCTAATGAATATATGTTCGGCAAGCCGAAGCCGATTTCTTCTGCCATGTTTGAAGTAGAAAATACAGCTTTCCATTGTATCCCAGCGATTCATTTCGGAGAAATCTTTAATCAGGAAACTTTCGAAAACTGGTATTCCCGAACTCTTTCCTTTGTTCAAGGAAAAAAGATTACCTGGGAAACAGTTAAAGAATTTCTGCTGCAAGTGGAATCTTTGAAAGAAGAAGATAAAAAAATAGTTTTAACTGAACTTGGAGAAATTTCTTTCCGGTTCTATTATCCTCCAGACCGGATTTACTGGTTGAAAGACAAACTTCAACTGTTGGTTAATTCTGGTATTTTGAAGAATCTGACAGCGGTATCTTGGTTATTGGCTTATCAACACTGTTCAATTGGCGATGCAAAGGCAGAAGAACTGGCTGAATATAAGTCTGATGCGAACTCATTAGGATTATACTTTCATTGTGGAGAACTAACCGAGGGATATGCTTACCGCTGTATTCTTTCTAGAAGAAAACCGAAATGGCTGAAACATAAAATCGAAGAGTTGAGAAAAGATCTTGACCGTTTATTTGGCGCATTACAACAAATCGCGAATTCGCAAGGTATTGCTGTTGGAGAATCTTTAGGAGTTTGGTTCCAGTGCATGAAGAAAAAATTGCCTTACGAACTCGGAAAACTTTCTTTAGAATTTCCGGAAGCGACAACGGAGAATTTAATTGAGTTAGAATCACTTTCAGTTCATAGAAAGAGTGACTTGGAAAGAAATAAATACAAGATTGAAAAATACAGCTCTAAATCTTTAAGGAAATATCTTGATGGAATCTCGTTCTGAATACATTCTTAACAAGCTAAAAGAAAACTGTGCGAACGGAACTCCAACACAAATGCGATTGAATTCTGTATTGTCTCAACAGCAGGGAGCTTATACTCCGGAACAGGTACAATTCTTGGAACGGTTTTTGGCGGGAGTAGTATCTGATATAACGAGAATATTTGCATTGAGAATTCTTTGCAAATTCGGAAATCCTATTTCTAAATACATTGGTTTTGTTAAAGATTTCTCTTCGAAATTCGATAACGAAATCATAAAAATAGCAGAAACTCAAAACGACCCAGAAACGATTCTTCAGATCGCATCCGAAGAACGGTCAAACGTAAATTCTGTCGTAATCGCACTGAAGCGAATGAACAAGGTAGAATACCTGACATCGTTTTTGTTTTCAGGAAACGAAGATTTGTCAAATTTAATAAGAGATATGGAGGATAGATAAGAAATGGCTTATGAACGGCGTCCATACCTATTGATTGATGAGATTAAGATGCATGTCTTTTTGTGGGCATCTGACAACGAATGGAAGAAGCTGCCACCAGCAATCAAAGAAGCAATCAATATCACGATGAACGAAATCAAGATCAGTGAAGCATTGAAGAATTCCGGTCTTGAAGACGAACGAATGCAGGTGGATAATTCTCCAACGAACGAAAAGAGAAAATTCATTGCGATTTTCAAACAAAAGTATACGGAATACTGCGATTTCGTCTACAACAATGTTATCGATGCAGGAACATTGTTTATTGTTGGGCAGCTGGTTCAGCGGTTGAACTCCGAGGGGTCAAACTCTTTGGATTACCTTACTTGGTTTTTTGATGAGTTTATGAAAGATGAATACAACAAGAACAAATACGCTCCACCGTCGATCAAAATAGTTACTTCTAATTTTGTGGTAGACAAGTATTTGTTCCTTAACAAAGATGCTTTAAGAGTTAAGAAACAAGATCTCCAGAACATCCGGGTTAAGAACGCCATAATGTTGATTGCAACAAAATTTTTAGAGAAAGTCAGAGACAAGGAGTTCGGACAAAAGGTTCTTGAGTTTTCCCGTGGAAATCTTACCATCAGAAAGTTCTCGTCATTATTCCTTGCGATGTTGGAACGGCACAAAGAAAAAGAGCTTCTCAACGAATTGAAATCTATTATCGGAGAATAGGCGAACACTTCATAGATAAAAGTAAGAAGAAGGAATGAATATGGATAAATTCGAAAAAGCATTTGACGGAGCTCACGGGTTTCGATTTGACCGCTTTCAATTTGACGAGCCAGACTACGAAATGCTCGTAATCAACGACGAAAATGAGTATTTGGAACACCTCCGAGTTCAAGGAGCTGGACTGGCTTATTACAGTGCGTTAGCAAGGCAAGCTGAACGTGAATACGAAGCATTTGAACGTCGGTTCAAACATCGTTACAATGAAATGTATACTGCTTGCTCCGATAGTTTGGCTCGGGCAGGAAAGAAGAACAACGTTAAAGACATTGAAGCATACGTTCAAGTCAAGTATGAAACCGAGCTAGAAAACGCTTACAAACGGCTTGATGAGTTAAAATCGCAAAGGGATTATAGCGTTGCCTTTTTAGAGGGGTGGCAGCAGAAATCGTTCTTGTTGTCTTCAATGACAAAGATGATTGAAGCAGGTCTTATGTCCCCGAGAGAAACAATAACAGAAGAAGACATCGAAAGGAATAAACAATCATTCAGAGACATTTTAAGAAAACATACTGAAGAAAAACGAAAGAATGGCTAAGCCAGCCGAACGGCAAAAATAAAAACAACAAAAGGAACGAAAAAATGTCAAAAATGCTCGACAGAATCAATAAGTTCAAAGATCGTAACAAATCAAACTCAAGTGGAAACAGTTTCAATGATGACGAAAATATCTTTTTCGACTTTACTGAAGGAACTCACCGGATTCGTCTTGTTCGTGAATGGGTGTGTGTCCATTCCCATTGGATTGCTCCTTCAAAATTCTCGAAAGTCAAGATTTATGACGAAAGCGCATTTGATGGCGAAGATCGCCTGAAAAAGAGCGTGAACTGCCCGGATTTCGATGTTAATACAGAAACTTCCACGAGCGAAAAGACTTGCGTTATTTGCAAGGTTCGTGCTGCCGTGAATGACATTCTCTACAACAACAAGGATCTCGCTGATGAACACAAAAAACAACTTGAAGATGTTGCTTACTTCTGTTCTCCGAACGAGCGAGTTTTCTTCCTTTGTATTGACAGGGATAATCCCGAGATCGCTCCCGGTAAAAAGGGATTCAAGATTATCGAATTTCCGAAATCTCTCATGGAAAAACTTTGCAATCTCATTGAGAACAATACGGAATGCAATCCCCTTTCCGATGAGGACGGGGTTGATTTTATCATCACGAAAGCCAGAGATGGCAAACGCATCAAATACGATATTCAATATGATATCAAGGGAACTTCCGTTCGCCAGACTCCGCTTACTGAAGAAGAACTTTCATATACTTTCCACGACATCAAAAAAATCATGTGCAAGATGCCGGATCAGGAAAACCTTTACGACCGTCTGAAACCGGATTACCGTGATCTTATCAAAGGTGAAATGGAAACTATCGGCAGTATGAAAGATGTTGGTTCTTCCGATACCGAAGACGACGGAGATGAATCCGTCCCGTTCTAAAGTCAACAAGTCCGGAGGGTCAGCTAGACCGCTCCGGATTATTTTTGAAAGGTTAAAAAACATGGATGCAAAAAAAGAAGCAATCCTCAAGAAAATTGCAGCAGATTTGCAGAAGAAGTTCGGAAAAGAAAGCGTTAATTATCTCGGAAATCGGGATATTGAACCAATGCCAAGAATTGGGAGCCAGTGTATCGCTATCGATGACGTGACTGGCGGCGGTTATCCACTTGGGAGAATCATCGAAGTGTTTGGTGGAGAGTCGTCTGGTAAAACGACTGCTTGCTATCACGCTATCGCAGAAGCCCAAGCGAAGTATCCCGACAAGTTCTGCGCATTGGTTGACAGCGAATTCTCTTTCGATCCGGTATACGCTGCCCAGTGTGGTGTTGACGTTGCTGAACTAATGGTTGCTCAGCCCGACTCAGGGACAGACGGGTTTGCTATTCTTCAAGGTTTAATCGAAGCTGGAGCAGCATTGGTCGCAGTAGATTCTGTTGCTGCCATGGTTCCGAGAGAAGAAATTGAGGAAGAAGATTTCGGGAAGTCAACCATTGGTCTTCAGGCGAGAATGATGTCAAAAGCTCTCCGTAAACTTACTTCAATCATCGGTCGGTACAAGGCGATTGTCATCTTCACAAACCAAACCCGTGAAAAGATTGGAGTGATGTATGGAAGTCCGGAAACAACTGCCGGAGGAAACGCCCTCAAGTTTTACGCTTCAATCCGTCTGAAATTTTCAAAGATCGGAACAATTGAAACTGGAACTGGCGACAACAAGGAAAAAACATCTGTCAGAACTCGTGTCGAAGCCGTCAAGAACAAAACAGCACCTCCGTTCCGCAAGGCAGAATTCATTATCTCTTTTGGAAAAGGTATCGACAATGAAGCGGCATTCTTTGACGCTATTATTGAGCGGGGACTTGTTCAAACAAAGGGAGCAGGATGGTATTCTCTGGATGGAAAAAATATTGCTCAGGGAACGACCAAACTCCGAGAATATTTCGATAATAATCCTGAAGTCTATAACAAACTCAAACAGCAAGTCATTGACGGCGACAAGACTTCAAAAGAAGTAACAAAAGATGAATCGTTAGAATCGGAAACGATGACTGATGAAGAAATCGGCAATGTCGTTGAAGAGGAAGTCGGGGAAATCCCGGCAAAGAAATAAGGAAACAAAATGGAACAGAACAAGACGTTAAAAATCGGCATTTTGGGATGCTCCGGACTTGGGAAGAGTGCTATTGCCACTTCCTTGTCCGAAGCATTAAACATACCTTTCTTGAGTTCTAAAGATATAACTCGACCGATCCTTAAAAAGTTCGATTATCGTTATTCCGAGAACGATTTTGTCGAGAATTTCTTAAGCAAGAAAGATATTGAGTTTGAACTTGTCGATCGACGTCTTGAAGAAGAACGAATCCTCTCTGGAGGGTTCATTACAGACCGAACGACTCTTGAATGCTTTTGCTATGCATTCTTGAGTCTCGGCTCTTACTCCGAAGATGAGTTCTCTTTGTTGGAAATGATTTGCAAGAGCAATATGGAGAACTATACCCATTTGTTTCGTTTACCCATCAATGCTGGATGGTTGGAAGAAAATGGAATCAGAACTTTGAACGTTCATTTGCAACGGCAGATTGATATTCTCATTCAAGGCGTAATCAACGAATGGGAACTCAATGTTGTGAATATTGATGCTGAGATTGCGAAAGCTGGAAAAGTGTCAGAATTCATCCAAGATTACGTCCGATGATTATTTCCGGTTTTATTTCAGAACGAAGAACAAAAAAATCTCTCCGGAGGATAATTAAATGGGTAAAACAGCATCAGCTTTTATCGGTCAAGGAAAGTCAAAAGAGCTTCAGAATCCCCAAGACGGTTGGATCATGAAACAAATTGAGTGTGGAAAGCCGATCCCAGGGATAAGTGCAGAACAAGGAATGGATTCCGTTCGTTTCGCCAGCAAAATCAACAAGATTGCATCTGCTATCGGCGAGTTCAATGTCAAACGTTCTTTCCATCGTAAGAATGATGGATCGATTGCTTTCTTTTATTCCATCAAAGGATCTTTCGAACATGCGACAATTCAACAAATTGCTCTCGTGAAAGAACTTCTTTTCTCGAAATTCACTGATGATTACGAAACACTTTTCTTTGAAAATGAGCCGACTTTGAAACGTTCTCTACAAGTCAAGATAAGCCTACAACATTCTACAGTATACATTTACTTTGAGGTCATGTTTGCCAAAGATTGGACTCCCGGAGAGGGATTCTGGGAGGTATAATCGATGGAAACAACTATTGACGTTTGGTATTCAAACACAAAAGCAGGAACTTACGTTCAGTTCAAACTCCCAGTAAACACTTGCGAGCTGGGAGAATTGAACGCTTATGATAAATATTTTCAGAAGCAAATTCGAGAAGATTTTTCCGCTCTTATCAAAGATTTTTTGTTAGATTTCTCCACGGAAAGTTCGTATTTGATTCGAGATAAGGAAAAGAATTGCTTGGTTATCTGTCTTCAAGGAAAGACCAGTAGAGCATTGGAGAAAGAGCTCGCAAGACTCGGAATTGTTAAAAAGGAATTTCTGTGAGATGATGGACGTTGTTACATTGAAAGTTTCGGAAGTAAGAGAATGGGAGAATAATGCCCGTATTCACACACGAAGAAACCTTGATGCATTAAAGAAGAGTCTTACAGCTTTTGGACAGACAAAGCCGATTCTTGTTCAAAAGTCTACAATGGGAATCATTGCTGGAAACGGCACTTATCAAGCGATTTGCGCACTCGGCTGGGAAACAGTCGAGTGCCGGATTCTTGACATTTCTGACGAGCAAGCAGAAGCCTTGGCAATTGCAGATAACAGAACAGGGCTTCTTTCCGAGTGGGACGACAAAACTCTTGCTGAGTCTTTGAAGAAAATCAGCGAAGTTGGAAATCTTGACTTGGTTGGATTTAGCGATCTGGAGTTAGAGAAGATGCTTTCCTACCAAAGCGGAGATCTTTTCAAAAGGTTGGAAGAAAACCGTGGTCAAGAAAAGAAAGCGACTTCAGATGATTTTGAAAAACTGGAAGTATTCCCGGAAAGCGAAGAAGAAAAGAAACAGGGAAAGCCTCAATCTCAAGACGAAACTCCTTCTTACGAAGGGCAACTGAGTTTCACTCTTCACGGTTTTATCTTTAATCTTTCTGATGCTAAAGAAATTCACGAATTGAAATGCTTGATCGACCTTTTGAAGGACTCTGATACGAAAGAACGGAAAGAAGCAAATGCTGCTGTTTTTGAAAGCATCAAAGAAATATTAACGGACAAATTTTTGAGGTAAAAATGGTGTTAGCCGTGTATTTCCTTGTAGGTTTGGTTACAGTGAGTATTCTTAGAGAAATGTTTCTCACCTATTCTCCAGGAGTTTACACGTCAAAGTTTTTTGCGATACACACCTTAGGTTTTGCCGTTTGGCCAATCATTTGGTTTTTGATTATTTTTGACCTGATTCTTGTAAATATGATCAAAAAGAAACTGGGAGGAAACTATGAGCGAAATTAACCATAGAGCGTTTTTGAACACTAACGATGTTCCCGTGAAGAAATCCGGAGAGTCCGAAGAAGATTTCCAAGCCAGAATGGAATATTTTCGGAAGAACGACCTTAGAATCGTCGTATCTGGAATGGGGAAAGTGAACTTTGCTTTCGACCAGTATTTTACGGTTGGTCGTGGAGTTATCGGAAATGGTGACGACAAGCCTATTGTAAAGATGACTGATGGAGTTGAGGATCTGGATTCCATTACTTATAATCCTGAGCGTGGTGGTTCGTTTTCCGTGAAAGCGGATTGAGTCACGAAATTCTTTGAGTCCTGCCACTTGAGCAGGACTTTTTTGTTTTGAAAGAAAATACGGAAAAAAATCGAATCACTTCATAGACCAACAGAAAACCAATGGAGGTTTTCAAAAACGAAAGGTTAAAATATGAATATCGCTGAACTCGAAAAAGCAATCGAACACCATAATCGTCTCTACTGGGTAGAGAACTCTCCGGAAATTTCAGACATTGAATACGACAAACTGGTGGAGGAACTCCGCAATCTTGACCCGAACAATTCTCTTCTTGGAATCATCGGAACTCAGAAGATTTCCGGAAACAAGGTGATCCACCGCAAACCGATGCTGTCCCTCGACAAAATTTACAAGATTGAAGAACTTTTCAAGTGGGTAAAAGGAAAATCCCGGAGCCCCGAAGAAGTTTTCCTGATCCAGCCGAAGTACGACGGCATTTCCGCAAAGTATGAATACGGAATTCTTTCTTCCCGTGGAAACGGGATTGAGGGGAGCGATTATACTTCCCGGTTGCCTTTAATTGATTTCGATATGTCCCCGGAAAAGAAGAAAGAAATCCACAATTCAGACAGGAAATATCTTCTCGGAGAGATCGTCATCAAAGACGATGACTTTGTGAATTTCAAGAAATACAAGACCAAGTCCGGCAATCCTTTCAAAAACTCTCGGAACGCCGTTGCCGGAATCATGGGGTGTGATGACGTTACTTTTTACTCTTCTCAAGGGTTGAGAGTCACTTTCGTTGATTATGACTTGATCTCTTACGAAGTTCCGGCAAAAGATTTTGAAACTCGTTGGAACGAGATTTTTGAACGGATCAAATTTCTCGGCTATCCGATGGACGGTATCGTTATAAAAGTCAAAGATACGAAATATGCTGAATCCCTTGGCTATACTGAGCATCATCCGAAGAGCCAGGTTGCTTTCAAGTTCTCAAACCAGACTCGTGTTTCTGAAATTGTAGACATTGAGATTTCTCAAGGGAAAGAAAACCTTTCTGCGATCGCCATTGTCAAGCCTGTTGAATTCGATGGTGTGACGGTTCAGAGAGTCAAGATCCCGATCACGAAACCGGTCGACCGTGACTTGCCTTGCATTATTGAGGGTTGCATTGCAATCGGTGATACGATTGAAATTGAACGTTCTGGAGATGTGATACCGAATGTTGTGAGTATTTCTCCAGGAAAGGAACGCAAAGTGTTCAAACTGGAAAAATGTCCTTTCTGTGGTTCGGCTCTAGTTATCAATGACACTAATGTACATTGCGAAAACGAGAATTGCTTCGATAAAAAGCTCAACAAACTTATGTTCTCCTTGGAGAGCATCGGATTCCTCGGTATCGGAAAAGTTTTGCTCCGGGAAGTTATGATCCATACCGGCATTGAAGATATTGGACAGTTTATGGAACTTTCTGAAATGGAAATAGCAGATTCAGGAATCGGTGTCGGTAACGCTCGTAATATCTTCAACGAGAAAGAGCGGTGCAGGAATAATAAAAGCGGTGCAGTGCTTACAGCATTAAATGTACCCAGTCTTGGTAACTCTGCTTCGAAGCTCCTTTTGGAGCGTTTTTCAGTAGATGAAATTCTCAATGATTTAACTTACGAAAAACTAATCGCCATCAAAGGTATCGGAGAAGTAATGGCTCAGGAGATTTGCGAAGGAATTTCCGCTAATCGGGAACGTTTGAAAGAAATCGTTTCGATGTTTGAATTCGAAGAAGAAGTCAAAACATCTGAAAGCAAAGGTACAATTTGCTTCACCGGAAAGGTTAGCAAACCTCGTTCCGAAATGGAAGCAATCGCAAAAGAAAAAGGATTTACTCCGGTTGATTCTGTTTCCAAGAATCTTTCGATACTTGTTGTCGGAGAGAAAGCCGGAAGCAAACTCAAAAAAGCACAGAAACTCGGAATCAAAGTGATTTCTGAGCAGGAATTCATGGAATTGTAACGAAAACAAAGAAAGGTTTGAAGATGAACAAGTTCCTCAAAATCAGTGGTGACACGGAAAGCGTAATGAATCTTCTTTACGGGAATCGTAAGGAAATGCCTACTCCAGTTCAGGTCGAAACGGTCGTGAAAGAGAACGGAATTCTTACTGACTGGAAAAAAGTTAAAGAAATCTGCCGGGATAAAGCGTTTTCCAAAGAGTACAAGGTCGGACAGTTCCTCAATGTTTATTCCCCAGTATTCGGATTTATTGAATGGGAAATCGTCCGGACTGGCGAAAGTGATTTTTACACCCTTGCTCGGCATCCGATTGTTTCGATGCGGTTTGATGCTCCAGAGAAAGATAAAACAAGAAAAAAAGAAAATAAGGATTTCCGTTCGAGCTGGGGTAGTAATAATCCTTTTCATTGCGCTCCACACAAATTCTTGAACAGCTTTGGTAAAAAGGGCGAATGGTGGAAAAGTTCAAATGAGTTCGATCTAGAGCCAGAAGAACACAATGAATTTCCGGGATTTCTTTCGGCTCTTCCGAAAGAGTTCCTGGATTGCGTATTGCCAACCCATGTTGAAATGGAAATTCCGGAATGTGATGGTGGTGGGAAGAAGACACAGGAATTGAAGTTTTTCTTACCGTCAAAAGAAGAATTGTTTGAAACTGATGGTAAAAAGCCGTTTTTCACTGTTGCTTCCCTGAAGAAATGCGATTGTTTCTATTGGCTCCGTTCTCCGTTCGTTGGTAATGCGTACTTTGTTTGCAACGCGTACACGTCTGGTGCGTTGAGCGGCAACTATGCCCACAATTCCCACGGCGTGGCTCCCGCTTGCCGCCTTGGCGTTAGCCAAGGCATCTAAAATCCCTTAATCTTCAATCCGGGGCGCAAGCCCCGGTCAAAATAAAAAAGAACATAGAAGAAAGGTTGATTCAAATGAATTTTGTTGACACTGAAACTGTCCATTATTACTATCTTCGGGGGAGAAATGAAAAAGATAAAACAGCAAAGAGCGGTGTTCCATATGGAGTTGTTGCTGTCAGAGCTAACGAGGATGGAACTGTAAATCGTGGAATTTCGATTTGCTCCACTCGGGATATTTTCAAAAAGAAAACAGGTCGAGGAATTGCTGTATCTCGTCTTTTAAACGCTGAAAAGAACAAAAAAGACGGAGAAAGTTTCAAAACGTTTTATGGAAGAAAACAATGCTCCCCGGTTCAATTTTCAATGCCGTTTGAGGGTAAGGATCTTTTTGAGATTTTTCGTCTTTGCCCGTCTTTTTCGCTAAAAGGGTATTTTCATTCTGAAATGTTTCCTTTTGAACGCAGAATGTTCTATAAACCTACGGAGGTCGAAAAATGAAGTAAAAAATGAGGAGTAAGAAATGGTAAGATTGCTGTTCGTTCTTGGACTATTTCTCATAGTCCTGAAACCGATTTGGTATCTGCTCAGAACTTTCAAACGAAAATTTGATGCGGAAATCGAAGTAAATTCTACCGAAGAAGACCTTAAAGAAATCAAACAAAGGAAAAGGGTTTTCAAGGACAGAGTTCGGGAACAGGAAAGAGAAATTCAGAAGAAACAAAAACAAAATCAAAAAATCAAGAAAGAAATTGAAGATGGACGATTTTAAGGGATTTTTGTCTGGAGTTGTAATTGTTGCAGCTCTGTTGGTCGCAGTTATCGGTGGCTTCACTTGTATTCACTCCAACGATATTCAGGAGTTTCAGGTGATTCAGTCAATTGGAGGGCAAACTCGTATTCAAGCTGATGGCGGTTGGTATTTCCAGTTTATGCCGAAAGTTTGGACATACAAAAAAGTCAACAGCGTATTTTTCAGTAATGAAGAGTCGGAGTCGAAAGACAAAGACGGCATTGAAGTGATTTTCTCAAACAAAGGTCGTGGCGATATCTCTAGTCAGGTTGTGTATCGACTGTATACTGACCAGGAAAATATTCTGAAGATGCACCAGTACGCTGCCGGCAATATTGATATTATTGATAATCTGGTATTGTCAAAATTGAAAGATATCGCCATGGAACATTCTTCCAATATTACTTCCAGTCAGGCGGTTGAGGATCGGGAACAGCTGGCAATCAATATTCGTAAAAGCATTGTGAACAACAAGGCTCTTTCGGATATGGGGATCATCGTCGAACAGTTTTCTATTACGAAGATCAACTTCGACGACAAGACAAACGCGCTCTTCGCAAAACAGCAGGAAGCAGATCTCCAGAAGAAAACAGCTGAAGCAGAAAAGCAAAAATTGATCATGGAAAAGGAACGCACTGTTGCGGATTATGAAAAGCAGATCGCCGAAGCCAAAGGCAAGGCCGAAACTGAGATGATGAAAGCAACTACTGATGCAGAACGGCAGAAGAAGCTCGCTGAAATCGAAGCCAGTAAAAAGGTAGAGGTCGAGAAACTTGCTAAGGAAGAAGCTCTCGTCAAGGCTCAGAAGCAATTGGAACTTGCTGAAATTATCAAGAAAGAAGAAACCGTAAAACTGGAGACCATCAAAATCCAGGCTGAGCAGAAAGTTGCTGAAGCGAAAGCCAAGCAACAGCAGATTCAGCTTTCTGGTGCACTTCCGGAAGATGTGAAGTATCGTTTGGACGTCGAAAAGGAAACCAGAATTGGAGTTGCTGCCGCCATTGCAAACGGCCTGTCTCAGACCAAGTTGCCGCAGACTCTTATCGTTGGGGGAAACAGTTCTAACGGAAATGCTACAACAGCTCTTGATTATCTGATACAGCTTCTTACTATTGAGAAAGCGAAAACTGTCGCCGCTCCTTCTGTGAAGTAAAAATACATGAGATTCCTTATTTGGCTTCATAAACCATTAAGGAATCTTGATTTTAGGTAGAATGGCTGAGTGGCTTAAAGCACCGATCTTGAAAATCGGCATCGCCGTACCATAAGCAATCGTAAGTTCGAATCTTACTTCTACCGCCAGTTAAACTTTAATCTTTAAATATTAAGTATTAAATTACAGAAAGGTAAAACAAATGGAAGAGAAATCTCTGACTACGATTTCTGAGAAGACGCTGCCGCCAGAGGTATATCATGGCTGAAGATGTAAAACTCATGAAAGAAGCTCTTGAAGCAGTTTTACCGATTTTGGACGGTGCTGCTTTAAGGAATCATTGGACAATAGATTTTCCGTTCCTTGCGGAAAAAGTCAAGAAAGCACTCGGCAAAGAGGATTTCATCAAAGATCGGAAATCCGTTTTTGATGTGTTTTCCATTGACCGAAACAAAGTTCACTGGGAAGATTACCTCTATCATCTTACTCCGGTAGAACAAATTACCAACAAGGATGGAAAGACTTGTTGCTTCAAACGTGAAGATTACTTTGCGCCACTTGGTTATCACGGCATCAACGGATCGAAGCTCCGTCAGGCGATTTACCTTTTTACGACAGAAGCCAAAGGGAAGTCGAAAGTTATTAACGGAACTTCCGTGAAATCTCCTCAAATCCCAATGTCTTCTGCTTGCGCAAGGCATTTCGGGAAGTCCATCAAGTGTATTCTTGGAGCAACGAAGCCAGAAACAGCACCGAAACATGAGATGGTGGATATGGCATTGTTCTTCGGTTGCGATTTCGATTATATTAACATCGGATACAATCACAATCTCCAGCTGAAGTGTCAGGAAATCCTCAAAAAAGATCCGGAAAACACATTCTATCTGGAATACGGTATAACTCTGAATCACAATATTCATTCTGCGAAAGCGGTATACGACTTCCATTATGTCGGAGCAGAACAAGTGAAGAATATTCCTTACGGAATTACGGATCTGATAATCCCGGCAGGGAGCTGCAACTCATCTGCGAGTGTATTGCTCGGGTTGATGCTTTACGGTTGGAAAGATATCAAGAGGATTCACCTTGTCGGCACGGGTCCGTCAAAGATTCAGTATCTTACGGAACGTCTGGAAGTTATGGGACAATATTCTGGAAAAGAATCCTATCTTTTCAGTGGATTGCCATACCTGTTCCCAACGTTCAACAAAAAGTTCCCGATTGAGACTATTTTCTACGACCTTCACGGAACAAAGTATGTAACTTACCAAGACGAACGCCCGTTCGATTTTGGCGGCATTGATCTCCATCCAACCTATGAAGGAAAAGTCATGACTTATATTTACGAAAAAATGCCGGAACTCATAAAAGATACAACATTGTTCTGGATCGTTGGGAATAAGCCTTACAGAAAGGAGATGGAGAAGTATGTCGATTGATTCAAGACGACAGTGCGAAATCGACGGGATTCAAGAAGTTTCTGACTTGAAGCCTGGACTTGATTTCCGTGAGCCGAAGTATCGCCGTGAAGTATGGTTGAGATTTTATGAATTTCACCTTACTTACAAGACTCATCCTGGACTGGTTTACCTTTTCTTTCCGTATCTTGCAAAGAAATACAACTGGGACATTGAGCAAAAACTCTGGTTTGCGTATATCAATGGATGCACCCAGAATCCTTGTACTACGATGGCAGTATTTGAGGAGTTCCCAGACATTCATTCGTTGAAACTTGAAGAAATGGAAAAATGGCACCGAGAACATTGGAAGAAACTCGACTATGACATTGACCGCCGTTACCAGAAAGGTCATCTGGTAGAGATGACGCAGGATTATCTGAAACACCTTGCAGGACGGACTCAGGAAGAATTCTTCAACGAATTTCTCGGGGACACAGACCCCAGAAAGCAGTTTGATAAGACTTGGGATTATGTCTACAACCAGTTTTTCATGTATGGAAGACTTTCTTCTTTCTCTTATATTGAGTATTTGAAGATTATGGGGGTGCCGTTGGAATTTACGACGTTCTTCATGGATGATCTTTCCGGAAGTAAGTCTCACCGGAACGGTATTTTGAAAGTGTGCGGTCGTGATGATCTTGACTGGCATAAAGGGGAGAACGGCATTGAGACGCATACTCCTGACATCGTAGAGTTTGCCAATACTCAAGCTCTTATCCTTCTTGCAGAGGCAAAAGAACGTTTCAAAGAAAAAGAGTTTTACCATTCAGTCGGTATTGAGACTATGGAGTCGACCCTTTGTTGCTATAAATCTTGGTATCGTAAGAATCGGCGGTATCCGAATGTGTATACGGATATGTCTTTTGACCGCATTAAAAAAGCCGAAAGGATGTGGGACGGCAAAAAGAATTTCGACGTATTCTGGGAAGCACGTGAAAAGGAATTGCCACCTGAGCTGCTTATTGAAAAGACTCCGAGCGATCCGGGACTCGTTCCATATAAACAGAATTGGTATCGGGAAACAGGGGAAGTAATCATGATGGACCATTTCGATCCTGTTTTTGCGAATCACTGGAATCAAACACAAGAGAAACAATATATGACACAAAGCCTTTTTTGACAGTGATTTCTTTTGAGAACGCTCCGACGATCTCTCTTTTGTTTTATAACAACTCTTTCTTTAGCTGAACTACCAAGCTGTAGGAACAGTTTCTGGGGCCGCAAGTTTTTGCGGCCCTTGATTTTTAGAAAGGGGTTTATGAAGATACTCTGTCTTGCTGACTTTCATATTTCAACTTGGCTTGAAGCATTTGTTTTAATCGAGAAGATTCAAAAAATACCTTGCGTTTACGATGTTGTAGTGATCGCTGGAGATTTGTTTGAGAGAAACTTTCTTGAAAAAAACGATCCATATCAGGTATTGAGAGGAATATTTTCAAATTTGCCAGTCATATTCTGCCTTGGAAATCACGAATGTATTCGTGTTGAGTACGAACAAGTTTTAAACGTTTTTCGCAGAAGAAAAGCGAATATTCATTGTCTTGATGTTGAAGGAAATATTCAGATCGGTGACTTTAATTTCATTGGTAATGCTCTTTGGTACGACGACTCAATGTCTATTTATTCTCGAAAGACCGCTTACAAGTTCAAATCAGCAAAAACGAGCGATTACCTTTTTAATCCGAGAGAAAAGTTTGAAGACTGCTTGCGGCAAATAAAGGAAAATTATAGCTATTCGAGGAAGAATATTCTTGTCACCCACACTTGCCCACATTTTTCATTAAACGGTCATAGACATAGCGGAGAGGGAACGAATTCCTACGCTGGAAGTATTGACCTGCTCGAAAATCTTAAATTTAGTTACTCCATTTGCGGGCATACTCACGTGCCAGCCAGTTCTAACGTGAACGGCTGTTACTCCATAAACGTAGGTTCGCATAAAGGATGCTTTCGGTATTTTTTGCTGAACGCTTCATAATTCTTTAGTAAAATCAAGAAAGGAACAGAAAATGGAAATAATAGACATTATCAAAGTCGCCGGACTTCTTGTTTACGCTATGATCGCCTTGATTGTCACAGAAAGAGCCGAAAAGAGCTTGAAGAGTTTTCCAGATTTCAATCATACCGACATTACTGTTACGATTTTTATGAGAGTGTTTTGGTCCGCATTGCTGTCAATATTTTGCTTGCTTTATTGGAAAGAAAGATAATATGATTCAATTTTTCAGATTTATCTTGAAGAAAATCAAAACTGTACTCAAGGCGTTACTTGAGGTTGACGATACAGTGGCGATCAGTATTCGGGAAGAAAGGGGTAAGGAGGTCAGTATCGCAACAATAGGTGCAGCGGTACGATTTACGGGTGTGCTCCGTATATTCCTGTGGGATTATGGTTAGCAGAAAAGTTTTTGATTTACTTAGACCTCAAGGCGCTTACCTTTTTGGTTGGTCGATTGCTTCGGCAAGGAGAAAGGGCGTCAACAATTTTCAGAATAAAAACAATACTATCGTAGTAGTTGAGGAGTTCGAATGAACGAATTGTTTTACAAGTTTTCAGACGCATACGATTTCGCAAACCGCCTTTTCAAAGTGGTAAATACCAACGTTTATGTCTTTGAAGTGCGCAAGCTCGCTGATATCAATCATGCAAAATACGTTGTTTCCCAGTCGGAGAGTCTATGTATTCCTTCGGATACGGTCGCAAAAACCATAAAGACGTTTCAGAAATGAAAATCATTCAGGGAGAATTTCCGCAGTTGTAGTAGTCCTGCCGCAAAAATTCCAGATAAACAATACAAAAGGACACAAAAATGAACACCACATCTCTGGACGCTCTCAAAAAGTCGGATGCTTATGCAAACCTGCTGGCTTTGACTCAGGATTCGGAGCAGCTGGATTTGGAGCACGATTCTGATTTCATTTACGAAGAAATCAGAATCGCCTATGTTGAGCTCTTTCTGCACGAGATGAAGAAAAAAGGAATGACTCAAACTGACCTTGCCCAAAAACTAGGAAAAACGAAACAGTTTGTTTCCAGAGTTTTGTCGAATTCCGGAAATATCACACTTCAAACGATTACGGCATTCTGCGCAGCAATCGGCGTCTCGTCAAAAACTATTTGCCAATGACCGTCTTAAGGCAAGGTGTTTTGAGCGCAGTTTTGCCTGCTGTTAAAAGTTTTCGTTTATATATCCTTGCCAGAGTACCTTGTCCGCCTAGACTTTACCGATGACGGCTTACTTTTCAGCTTGCATTCAAAAAAGTATTCAGGGTATCTTCAAAGGACTTCCTGGCCAATCCATCCAGACGCCACTGCCAAAAGTCGGTTGATTTTGGGTCGGAATAATAATCAATCATGGAAACAGACTTTTTCAAGCCTCTATCCCAACAAATGTGCGCTATTTTCGACCCTTATCATTTTCCCCAAAGTGCATTTACTTTTGCTATTCACCAAATTAACGAAAATTCCTGAACGCTTCATAGACTTATAGAAAGGCAGTAATGGAGCTGGCTCAAAATGAAAGGTTGGATAAAATGATTTTACATGACTTCAAAGAACATGCCGTTGTCATTAACAAGAATGGTGACAGAATAGTAAGAGCCAAAGATGGCTCTTTCAATCTCTCTTTCAATTACAATACCGGACTCACGGTAAAATTTGGGCATACGTTGGAAGAGGATCCAACTCATTGTCCGTGGTCTCCGGAGATTGCGGACATTGAGGTAACAACAAAGTGTCCCGGCATACGTCGGGCAGACGGATTCAGAGTCCTTTGTCCGTGGTGTTACAAGTCGAATACTGCTGCCGGAGAGAATATGTCTTTTAAGAAGTTCAAACATATTTTCGATTTGCTTACTGCAAAGAAAACATTAACCCAAATTGCTTTCGGGGCAGATGCTTCTCTTGAGTCGAATCCAGACATCTGGAAGATATTTGAATATTGTCGGGAGAATATGGTTGTTCCGAACGTTACGGTGGCAGATATCACCCCTAAGACTGCAGAAAAAATCATAAAACTCTGCGGAGCTGTTGCGGTATCTTGGTATCCGTTCATCAATTCTGAACGTTGTTACGATACGGTGAAATTGCTTCTTGATGCTTCGAAGAAGCAGGGAAAGAATATACAAGTAAATATTCATGCTTTGCTGTCATACGAGACTCTTCCGCTTTTCGAGGAACTCATAGAGCATTATGAAAGTGATCCTCGGCTTTCCGGAATGAATGCGATCGTGATTTTGTCACTCAAGAAAAAGGGACGTGGAGAGAAGTTCGAAATTGCCAAGAAAGACGATTTTGAGAAATTGATGGATATGTTCTTTGAAAAGAAAATCCGGTTTGGGATGGATTCTTGTAGCGCAACGAAGTTTTTGAGATATTTGAAGGAACATCCGGAACTTAGCAATTTGGAATCGATGGTGGAACCTTGCGAGTCAAGCATGTTTTCCGCGTATGTCAATTGCCAAGGAATTTACTACCCTTGTTCCTTCATGGAAGGAGAAGGAAATTGGAAAGACGGTATTGATTTGATGAAAGTCAAGGATTTTGAGTCTGAAGTCTGGAATCATGAAAAGGTTCTTTCGTTCAGAAATTCTGGCATACAGAAAATTAAGTGCAACGGTTGCAATTCTTGCCCTTATTATGAAGTCTGAAAGGAATTTCCGATGAAGTGTAAAAAACAGAAAAACTGCGCAATTTGCAAGAATTCTTACAGGGTTCATTTCAATCATGTTGCGCTTTACCGTTGCAAAGTTTTTGACAATAAAGTTGTAAACACTTCGTATAGCTGCAAGGAGTATACTGAAAATGAGAATTAGAACGGGATTTGTGTCTAATAGCTCTTCAAGTTCGTTCTGCTTTCTTGGCAAATCCGTTTCCAGAAATGAAGTGAGAGAATTGGTTTCAAAAGGAAAAAGAGTCGTTGCAGTTAAAGAAGCAGGAGGAACTTCGGGGGAAGTAGAAGATTTTATTGCAGAAATTACCGATAAAAACATTGAGGCGATTTTTGCATACGAAAAATTTAAATTCTTCCTTATCGATCATATGATTTACAACGACGATGATGATGAACCTTTTGAGATTCCAAAAGAAATAATCGGTAAAATTTATTATTTCAATCGGGATTATTCCAGTGCAAATAATCCCGAGGAAATTTCCAAATGGGTGAGGTTGCAAAATGACTACTACTAAGGGGATATTCCGTTCATTGCCGACATGGGAAGAAGCAAGAAAGTCGCTTCTGGAAGGAAAACAAGTTTTTGTCTTTGATAATTGGATTGTGTATTCTTGCAATGAAGGTATGATTGATGCTTTTGAATCTTACGGCTTTGGACCAACTGGTCAATGCAAGGATGAAGATCACAAAATGGAATTTTGTGTTTTACTCGAATGGTTTTCAAATGGACAACAGATAACTTTACCGAAAGGAAAATTCCACATATTTAGTTCTTACGTGATTCCTGGAACTGATGATTATGAGCCTTGGGACAATAGTGAGCGGTTAAATAGTAACGAACGAGAATGGTGGGTTAAGTTGGAACGTTTTGAAAAACATTTGCAAAAGATGAAAGCGGAGGGAGCAAAATGAAAATTCGTTTAGGTTTTGTAAGTAACAGCTCTAGCAGTTCATTCATTGTTTTTGAAGACTTGACTTCGCGTGGAGTACCTTGTCTCAAATTGACAAAGAAACAAATGAAGCTCATGGAAGGATACCAATATTGCGATAAAACCGGAGAAGTGAATTTCAAAGGTCGGCAAGGGTATTTGACGAAGTTCATTACTGGATATCACAAAGACGAAAATGCTGTTTTGGATAACGTTGAGACGATTTATTATACTAGTGGAGAAAACAATGGTGATCCGTACGAGTTCTCTGATTGTGATTGGTATAACGAGCATTGTCAGGACGGTGAGTCGTTTTTCGTTTTGAAAGAACATGATACCGCTGAGCAAATGACGATTTCAAAATTCGCTTCTATGTTCAAGAAAAATCATGGAAATGCGGAAGTTCTCGTCAAATATGAGAACGATGGAATCATTACTTTGAAAATTCTGAATTGAGGTGCGAAATGAAGGTAAGAAACGGTTTTGTGAGCAATTCTAGCTCGGCTTCTTTCGTAGTTGTAGTCCGGGAGTTTTCTTGGGAAACGAAAAGCTGTGAGAGAAAGATTTCCGTAGAACAAGAACGAAAGTTGCTCGATTTTGGCTTTCAGTATACGAAAGGGTATCCCCCATATATTTTGCGGAATCCTGGTGAAATCGTCAACTCACCGGAAGATTTTGCCGAGAAGGATGATATCAGTTTGTGTTTTGATGTTATTTGTAACGAGGAAGAAGTCGCGGAAGTTTTGTTTCGGAACAAAATACCGTTCATGGCGATGATTCAGAACGGTGAATTCTTACAGGTCTACGATGGGAAGTCTGATTTCTACGAAATGTTTACGGACTATGTCAATCATTTCTTGACTTATCGTTCTTCGAATCAGAGTGCTTTCGATATGTTCAAATACCTGAAGCCGTATTACAAAGAAAAAATCGGTGGTGACGCTAAAGAAGAATTGAATATCGGTGACAATATTCTACTATTTCAAGAAGAATTGGAAGCCGTTGGTAAAGAAGCTAAAGAGTTTTTCTCTGAAGAGGAACTTAAAAAGATGAAACACTTCATATACGAGAAAATGAATAAACGCCTTGAAAAATTGAGAAAGATCAATAAAAATGAAAGTAAGAAAAGGACTCGTAAGTAACAGTTCAAGTTCCTCGTTCATCGCGGTCGGAATAGAATTCCCCAAAAGTGAGCTGAAAAGGATTTTTGAAATCTTTGGAGCATTTTTCGATGAAGACGAGAGTGAGTATGACTACAAAGGTTTCAAGATAATTCTCGGTAATGATGACAATGGTGTAAGACGGGATAAAATTCTCGTCAGCAGGTTTTATACAGAAGCAGACAGCGAATGCGGCGGTTATCTTGATGATCATTCGTTGAATGTTAAAGAGGTCGAAAACGCTTTCAAGGAAGTTGGACTTGACGGCGATATTATTGTAAAAACAGGAACAAAATATAGCTGAGGTAAAGTATGAAAGTAAGAACAGGTTTTGTGTCGAATTCATCGAGCAGTTCGTTCTGCTTAATCGGTATCGTTTTCAATGAAGATGATTTCTCAAAAAAAATCGAAGATGTCTACGATTATTTTTGCGGAACTGGTCTCGAACTCGCAAGAGGGATTTATGACTACTACGGCAGATATGTTATAGGAATCGATCCGAGAAACATGAAGAATGAAGAAACGCTCGGTCAGTTCAAACAGAAAATCTTTGAAAAGTTGAAAGAACTCGGATTCAAAAATGATATTTCAAAGGTCGATTTCCGTATTGATGGCGGTTACGATGGTTGATTTATAATTGCTCCCATTATAGACAGATTATAGCGAAGGAGCAATATGGAACTGGTCAAGAAAAAGACTTCAGAATTAAAATTCGACTCTGAGAATCTTCGTCATCACGGTGTAGAAAATATCGAGATGATAAAGCATTCTCTGGTTGAGTTTAAACAATACAAGCCATTGATTGTTGACCGTAATACTAATATCGTCAAAATCGGGAACGGTCGTCTCCAAGCAATGAGGGAACTTGGTTGGAAAGAATGTTACTGTATTTTGGTTGATTTCAAAGAACACGAAGGGATGGAAATCCTTGACAATCGTTTGAATGAATTGTCTTACTGGAACGACGAAAATCTTGACGATTGGATTCTGAACGACAAAGGTGTTGATTGGTGGGGGTGTGATCTTCAAAAGTCTTTGGAATTGCTTGATAAAGAAAAGAAAAAACGCAAAGAGAATTCTCCCCCCAAGAAGGCGAGAGAAAAACAGGAAAAGAAAATTCCAGTATGTCCTTGCTGCGGCAAGCCTATTCATAAAGTGCAAACGGTGTTGATGTGAATGTTAAAGAAGTAAAGATTTCAGAATTGGTGATCCCTGATTATTGCAAAAGAGAACATCCTCAAGAACAGGTCGAAAGATTTATTCAGGAGTTTGAAGTTCACGGACAGTATCAACCGATTGTCGTTTCCGATAATGAAATCCTCTGTGGAGCGTTGATTTATACCGCTATGAAGCAAGCAGGGAGAGAAACTTGTTTCGTTAATGACCTTGGGTATCTTCCGCTGGAAAAGAAAAAAGAGATCCGGTATCTCGATAATCAGATTTTCGACATTGAGGATTGGGATGAAGATGCCATTAAAAAGTTTCTGATGAATCTCGATGTAAGTAAGCTTGAAAAGTTCGGTTTTTCGGCAGAAGAAGCGGATCTATTCATAAATGTTGAAGCTGAAGAAATCAAGGTAAAAAACATTGCGAGCTTGAATTGGATAGATCAGTGGGAATGTGACCATTGTGGATGGAAAGGAACAATCAATGAGTGAACCATTGTTAAAGCTCGTTTTGACAGGAAAAGAGTCTCCAAATGCCTTTTCTCGGTATAAAGCACATTGGTTGGAAGATAATGAAGGAAAAACTCTTGCGGAGTACCTCGGAGTAGACGAGGAGGATTTAGAGGATCTCGAAAATCAACACTCTTTCAGTTTTATCGTATGCCGAACATTTTACCGAAAGCATTTGTTGGATAGAGTTTTTCCTGGAGTATACGTGCAATTTATTGTGGAATATGACTCTCTGGCTCCACATCTGGAATACGGATGGGTGGATGCTTTTGATAAAGAAAAGAAAACAGTCGATATCCAATGCGACGACAGTTATTATGGGAATCGTTCTATAACTATTTACGTCCGGGATATCGTGCAGGTGCTACCGACCAAAGAACGTCCGAATATCTTTTTCAAGGCGATGCTCTGCAAAAAGTGCAAAAATTGCCCGAAAGATTCTGGAGAGTTCATAGAAGAATGTCCGTTTTATGGTCTTTTTTCTAAAATCAAAGAAAATAGATTTAACAGTAAAGATATTATCGGGAGAATTGTGAAGAATGAAAAGCCTACGGCAGCGTCTTGATGAGCTTAAAAATGAACTCGAGCCGTATATTCAAAGTAGGATGATTTTTCTCTTGAATCCCAAGGATACCAAGCCTATGGAAGCAGTAGTGGCTTGGGCGGCAATGCCTAAGCCGGATGTTTCAACTGTATTTGTTGACGACGAAGCTCCAATGGAAGAGCTTTGGAGAGTCGTTGAGCCAGATATTTTTACTTTTGCTACCCTATTAGGGACAACTGTGCAACAGGCTCTTCCGAGATTCAATCAGCTCAAGGGATTGGGAGTAGTGTACCCTGATGGTTCAGTAGCGCAGTATGCTGCGGCTATCGTAAATGTCTACATAAAAAATCAGGTTGGAAAGATTCAACCAAAAGAAAAATCTACGGTAACAAAGAAGAAAGATACTTCAAATGATTGAAGATTTGAGAAAAGAGTTCCGAACTCTTGAAGATCAATTCTTATTGATCCGTAAGGAACGAGAAGATCGGGAAAAAGAATTGGAAGAACTCAAGAACGATAGGGATAACCTTATTCACGAAATTGAAATCTGCGCCAAAGCGATCGAATTTATTGAACAGGTCTCCACTGAAGAACGCCGTGGAGTGAAGAAAAAAGTAGAAGAACTTATTACTTCTTGCCTCCACGAAGTCTTTGATGATACGTATTCGATCGAATTTGAATACGGTATGAAACGTTCGAAAACATCTGTTGAAGTCTATTCTATCCGAAAATGCGAAGACGGTCTTGTCGTTCGGAGACAGATTGACGGTATCGGTGGTGGAGTCGCTGACGCAATTTCCTTGCCGTTAAAGTTGATTGTTTTGCTCAACGATCCCGGACTCGACAGAGTATTTATTATCGACGAGCCTGGAAAACACCTTTCCGTAAATCATGTCCCAAAGTTTGCGAATTTTCTAAAGACGATATCAAAGAAACTCGGAGTCCAGATTATTATGTCAAGTCACCATACTTGCATGGATCAGTTCGCCGATTCGATAAACGAAGTATCCCTGGAGGGATCAAAGTCACATATTGAGAGGATAAAATGAATCACGATTGCAGAAGTTGTTCCACTTGTCTTAACAACGAAAACGGAATTTGTATCGTTACTGGTAAAGAGGTAAGGTTTATAGATAATTATCGTTGTTCTTACTGGGACGATGTTGAAGATGACAGACCTCCGGTGAAAGTCAAGGTAAAGAAATCTAAGAAAAAGAAAGCGTCCTGGGACTGATGATAAAACGGATCACACTGAAAAACTTTGAATCTCACGAGGATTCAAAGATAGAATTTTCTGACGGTTTGAATCTGATTATTGGCCAGTCTAATCAAGGTAAAAGTTCTATCGTAAGAGCCTTGGCTATGGTCGTTGCAAATCGTTTTGACCATGACTCGGTAAGGACGGGGACGGAATATTGTTCCGTCAAAGTTGAAACCGAAAAAGGATCGGTAACTACAGAACGTGGAGAGGATACAAATCATTGGATTGTTGAAACTCCAAAATACAGAAAAGAATACCGAAACATTGGACTTTCCGTTCCTCCGGAAGTTCTCGAAATTCTTGGAATGGGAGAACGTGTTCGAGGGGAAATAAAAGAACTTCCCAACATAATGTTTCAGTTGGAAAAGCATTACATGCTTTCAGAAATTGATGGCAAGAAGACAACCGCAAATGCTATTGCAAGAATGATGGATGAAGCCATCGGTATCGGCGGTATGGAAGAACTTATCAAGGACATTGCTACCGATTTTGCTTCTAAGAAAAAAGAACTCAGTTCAAAGAATATTCTAATTTCAGAACTCCGCAGCCGGATTTTGGATATCGATATTTTTGAGGATTACAAGAAGTCAATCGAAGAATCCAGAGCAGTGTTTGAAGAGGTTGATTCCTTAAACGATCTTCACGAGTCTGCGAAAGAACTTTCCAGTAAGGTGGAAAGTAACAAGTCTGAGCGTCAATATCTGGAATCGGAACTTGAGTGTTCGGAAGGAATCGAAGAACTTTCAGATAATATGGAAATCCTTGCGAGGAAATTCAAATTGCTTTCGAGAGTATTACGAGTAATCAACAATATCAAAGACGTAAAAAGCAGGCTTTCCAAATCTGACGGTTTGGAAGAAATCTTTGACTCAACTCAAACATTGATTCAAAAGCAGATTGCTTTCCAGAAAGTACAAACGGAAGCAAAAAGAATTGAGACTCTAAACGATCGAATTGGAGTTGATTCTGACTTTGATACGGACTTGGGATCAATCAACAAAAAGAAAGATTCCATTACAACGGCAGTAGAAATGTTGCGGAATGCTCGGGAATATTACAAAAAAATCAGGAATATTTCCAGTAGCATCATAAACCAAGAGAAAGAACTCAAAGAGAAAGAGAAAACTTTTTCCAGTTTGAAGGAACAGTTAGGGCAGTGTCCTTTGTGTGGTGGAAAATTATGAAACAATTTCAAGGTAAAAAGATAAAAGTCGTTTCTATTAACGGAGAGTTTGTAGAAGGACTTTGCTGCGGAGCTAATGACTCGGTAGTGAAAGTCCTTGTTGAAGGGGAGAAGGACGTTCGAGCCATCTTCCTGAATAATATTTACTGGTATTCCGTGGCAGGACTCGGCATTGAAGATGGATTCTCTGGGATCCAGCTTTTTGTTTGTAAAAATGAAGGGATCGGTTGCAAAGGCAGGAGAAAACTTTCCCGCAAAGAACTTTCATTGAAAGACATGGAATGTGAAGCAATCAAGTCGCAGAAAATGGACTGCGATTTTGGCTGTATCGGAAATATCGAATCAGTGCCATCCAGAGCCTTGCGGGTTTTACTTGATGGAATGATAAAAGTAGAGAAGATTGGAGTTATCAAAAATGTCGAGTCCCATTGAAGAATTTGAGTCATTGAAAAAGGCTATTGAAGAAATCAAAGTCAAACGGATATCTGATATTCGAGAGAAAGAACGTCTCGAAAAAGAATTCGAAGACTTGAAGGAAGAAATCAAGAAAGTTTATGGAGTTGAAATTCAGGACTTTGAACAGGCAATCAAAGATCTGAAGATTGAACTTGATTCCAGCTTAAAGCAGTTGAAAGAAAAAATAGAAAGTTGCAAGTCAAAAATGGGAGATGATTGATGGCGTATTTGGGATTAGACCTTTCATTGTCTGCTACTGGATTCTTTCTTTTGAGAGAAGATGGAAGCAACAAGAATTTCGAGATAAATACCACACCGGACAAATTCCCAAATCTTGTTCGCAGGGTGAAAGCAATCGCCGACAGAATCATCAAAGAAATCGATGGTGAAAATGTCAAACTGGTCCTAATGGAGGATTACTACGTTGGGCAGTTCGCAACACCTGTAATTGGTCTCGCGGCTCTGGGAACGATAGTTCGTGATCGGCTCATGGCGAACGGATACCGTTATATTGTTGCAACTCCTGCGCAAATTAAAAAGTTTGAAACAGGTTCCGGAACTTCAAAGAAAGGAAACATGGTCAAAAACGTTTTTAAGAATCATAATTTCGATACCAGTTCAGATAATATAGCCGACGCTTGCGCAGCAGCATATTTCTGCAAAGGATATTGGGAATGGATTGGAGGCAAACAAGATTTCTTGAAATATCAACTTGAAGTTTTGAAAGGTATGAAAACTAAAATCGAGAAACCATACTAACAAGTAAGGAAAGTACAAACATGAAAATCGAGAAAAACAAACTCAAGAATGCTCTCAGCAAGATTTCTGTCTTTGTTGAGAAAGAAGCCAACGGAACAAGTTCGAAGATTCTGTTCCAAGCCAAAGAAGGGAAAGCCAGTGTTACTTCCTGCGACGGAACAAATATTGGTATTTTCTCTTTCCCAATTGAGGACAAGTCAGAACTTGGCTTCGTGACGGACTATAAACCGTTAAGCATGGCGGTCATGCTCCGTGGAGATCTTGACTTTGAATATCAGGATAATATCTTGAAAATTACTCAAGGAGAGACTGTTCTTCGCTATGCCGCAAGCGATGTCGATACTTATGCTTTCGAGGAAAAGAATATTGACAACGGCGCATCCATCAAGATTGACTCTTCTGTCCTTAAGAAACTCATCGGAAAGGTGTCCTACGCTCGTAAGGAAAAAGACGCCCGTGCGTTTATCACTGGCGTCAATCTTTCTTACGACGGTCAGAAACTCAAAGCCGAGTCCACCGACGCTCTCCGGATGCTCCGGAACTACACTGCCATCGAAAACGATGGGATGAAATTCCAAGGAGTCCTCAGCCCGAAGTGCATTCGTGCTATCGAGACCATGGACGAGAACAAAGAAATCGTTCTTTCTATGAACGAGAATGCTGTCAGCTTTTTTGCTGACGACATGAAAGTGTATGTTCCGAAATTGAACTGCCCTTATCCGGACTCTACCAAGTTCTTTGAAGTCCAGGAAAATGCAACATTCGTTCTCGACAAGGACAAAACTCTCGAATCCATCGAAATTCTTTCTGGGTCGGAGAACAAAGCATTACTCTGTAAGAGAGCCGATAACAATATTCTTTTCTCCATGGAAGACGGCATTTCCGATGTCAAAGATAAAATTGAAATGGACTCTGTTACTGGTGACAATTTCGAATTCTGTCTGGACTTTGAGAACTTCCGTGACATCTTCCGAAACCTGAAGGACGGCAACAAAGTGACGTTCTACTGGACAGATCCTTTGAATATTGTTCTTTTCAAAGACGAGGAAAACTTTGAAGGAGTGGTGATGCCGCTGCGCAAGTAACCTCTCGAAAAAAGAGTTTTCAAAAGAAACTCCGCGATTTGGTTTATTTTTGCCTGAAAGCAAACAAACTTAAAATCGCGGAGTTTTATTTTATGCTACATGACTTCTTGGAGATATTCAAGCACGCTTTCCACAAATTTTCTCTTGTTGACGTTAAATACCTTGGAATGAGCGTTTCAGAGCACAATCGGAAATATTATCGGTTTATTGGGAAGTTTGAATTCTATCCACCGAGACAGTTGTTTGATTCTGAAGTAGAAAAGAATAAGCCTTATATTCTCGCTGAATTAAGAAAATTGGATATTAACTCCAGCAATTGTATCAGCCGTAAGTTTACAAAGAAAATTCTTTCAGGAAATTCGACTATAAAGAAAGTTGATTTCAAGTACATATTCGATATAGTTCCAAGAAATATTGTAGATTATAAATTTGATAAAAAACAGAGCAAAATATATTTATTCGTCCTGGGTTACGGTATTAGTTGAGGTTTTTGAGATGTTGTTTCAAGTATATTACGTCTGTGACGATGATCGAGTGGATGCCATCAAAACGTTTTCAATCAATAAAAGATTCCGCTGGGCAGAACAGGGGATAGCGATGGCTTCTTGGGAATACAAGAAAATGGGGGATGTCGAAAAAGAAACGCTCTCCGAAGTCAAAAAGCAATTTTCAGAGTTGAGATTCGACAAGAAGAAAAGAACGTTCCAGAGAACCATCAATATTGGAGACGTTGTTACTTGGGAGAATGGAATTTACGTTTTTACCCTTATTGGATGGTTAAAAGTCCCAGATATTGTTTGGGAGAAAACGAAGAAAACGAATTTTTAAATTATTTCTGTTGTAATTTTATAAAGGAGTAAAACTTCAAACACAAGGAATAAAAAACAATGCCAGGAACCCGTATAAATAACGCTATGGATTTCAAAGGAAATCCATATGTTACAAAAAAAGAATTAGACTTTCATTCGCACGTTGACCCGTCCAATGTCAAACTGGATGAGAATACCGACATTGCCGGGAAAGATAATCTCTCTGGAGGCTTGCCATTGGAGATTATCGCTTACAATTCCGCAAACCTGTCTGTCATGATTCAACCGATAAGCACCATAGCACAACATGACCGTTGGACGGATATTTATTACAAAAACGGCGAAAACTATGTTGTGCTTTCTTCCGATTTGCTTACCGCCCTTCGGAAGGGCGCATTTGTGTTTTATGGTGAAAACAATGCAACACAGATCGCCAAAGGAAAGTTTGTCACTGATATTTCAGATGTCATTTCCCTAATTGTCTCAGCAAAATCCACACGGACACAACTGAATATCCGCCTCGTTAATACGGACGGAACTATTGCGGAAAACAACACCGTAACAATTCCATATGCGTCCTTGAATAAAACTCTGTATATCAAGGAGTCCGAAAACTCCGATGTTTATACTGATATTACTATAGCATCTGGATTCAACAGAAGTTCACAAAGCGATTACGCTGATACAGATGAAAAATTCTGTGCCGCCCTGTTTTACGAAGCTGGGGCAGGGAAAGATATTTACATCCATCCGAACAGCAACGACTGGACGGGGATAACGTCGCAGAAATATACGGTCACAAGCTGCGCAAAATTCTGCAAAGATACCAATATCGGATTGGCTTATGAAGTCACCGGAATATTGACCGCCGATGCAACATTCCTGAGTTGGAAAAAATATTACACTCTTAAAAATGGTGTATATGAGTTGTAGACCATATACGCAACTGATAATGCAAGCAAAATAATGCAATTTTTTTAACAAATTTTTTTAACCAAAAAAA